CTAAAAATACGAATAAAGCTGATTGATAATGTTTTCATCATTACATCCTTTAAACACTGTTGCCATTGCGGCATTAGTAATTGCCACGTACAACTCACGACGTTTCACGTCATCTTCTAATTCTTTATAAGAAATTGACTTCGGTACTAGTTTAAATTCATTTGGATTACTCAAACTGAACACCATTTCACAATGTCCAGCTTGAACCAGTAAATCCTTACGAAACTCATCAAACTGTGTCTTTTCATTCGAGAATTTCTGCAAACCGTTTTCTGCACACCAGTGTTCAAAACAAAATTTGAAAAAAGAGAACATCTTGCGGTGTAGCACCGGATTGATTTTTAAGTTAATTTCTACATCATAAAGCTCGTGATTTTTAAGTGCTTTTAAGCTCTCTTCGTCCGCTTCACTTGCCGGAGATAACACTCCACCCGGCAATTTCATCATTTGGTATTTAGCCATCTAAACCGTCCCAGCCTTCGTTATTTTTCATAGCCGCCCAGCTCCTTAATCTTATCCAGTGGTATTTGACGGGTGACTATGCCCTCTATGAACGGATCAAACACAACAATCATCGAGCCTTTATTATTGCCCTGAGCCGGTTTACCTGTTACTAGGTTAATAAATTGTAGTCGTCCTGTACGCCAAGTGCCTTTTTCATCGTGATAGCCTATGATGTCTATAACCTCATTAGCGTGTTGCTGGATAATGGTGTACCATTCTGTAGTCTTATCCGCTGGTAACAGCATTACCACAATATGACCGGCTTTTTTCAGCTCTGCCGCCCGTTGTACAAACGGCAGTGGGTTGCTGTATGGCGGATTCACGAAAATACGCAGTAATTCGCCCCACTCTGCCACACATTCCAAGATCACATCGAGCAAGTTATCTGCCAAGAAATCCTCGGCAATCTGACCACTTAATGTATCTTCATCTAAACCTTCCGCCGCTTTGCCAATCCAGTAGCTATACAATGCGTTTTTGCCGTTAGAACAACCGTCAATGTGAAACCACGCATAGCGATGATTTAGCCAATTACGGAAATACTTTGGCGTTTGGTAGCTGTCTTTATCAAAATCTGTCATTGCATTGCTCCTGCTCGCTTTTTCTCATCTAAAAGCCTCTGAATGCGTGGGTCTAATGGTGGTTTTCTTTTCTCTTCAATCACCGGTTTAGGTGGTGGAATTTGCTCTCCGCTCATAATTCGTTTTGCCATTGCCACTAAGGCTTTTTCTGCTTGATTACGTAAGGTTTCATCTTTCCAACTATATTTCTTGTTACGTGCGTATAGGTCAGTTATCAACCAATATTCAGCGTTTGATTTAAATTTAAGTTTCTGAATCTCAATAAAATCAAATCTTAAAGAGCGATCCAAAAGCTTGAGTAACTGCTCTAAATCAGGTAATCCTAATTCGTGATAGTCAATCGTATTGCACCACTGGATAAATTTGCCGATACTCGGAACGAAATCATCAGTTTTTGCTCTTAATGCTTTCATACCATGTCGAACTTGCTCAACCGTGCGGATTCCGTTCTCCGCAAAGCCTAAAATCCATTGTTTTTTGGCTGTGGCAACTTGCTTTTCCGACCAGTATTGAATACTTGGGCAGCTTGCTAACAACTGGTCGAAAATGCGATCAACCAAGTTTTCGATTTCGCTGGATAATTTGCCTTGCTGCTCACCTAACACCGCAAGCGGTCGATTTTGCTCTGTTTTTTGCAGGCTCATCAAAGCACCTCCGCCCACGCTTCCGGTGTGTTCCATTCGGCACGCATATTGTCTTTTGGACGATGTTTAGGCTGCTCGTCTTGCCACTGCCAATCCGCCTTAAAACCTGTCCAGCCACGTTCAATCGCAATTTCTACCGCCTTTTGAATCGGGATTTTGGCTTTGTCTGCCTCTCGCTGATAGCCATTCAGTGCAGTTTCGGTAATCGGGGCTTTTTTGGCTTTGCGGTGTACGATAAAATCCTCCGCCAATTTGCCTGTGATGTCGAATTGCTCAAGCAACACCAACACAGCAGATTTTTTAGTCTCACGTGTGTGTGCGTTAATACTCGTAAGGGTATTATTATGATCATTAGTATTTTTATAATTAGTATTATTATTTGTCGGATTTAAATCCGAGCTTTTTCGGATCTGTTTCCGAGCTAATTCGGATTTATTTCCGAGTGTCGGATTTAAATCCGAGTTAAACTCATTCCAAGTCTTCCCTTTTTCAGTTAATCGAATAAGGTCTTTATCTCCGTGTTTTTGATACACGATCAACCCTTTTTTGTGAAACTCGACAAAATGGCGATAGACGGTATCAGGCTTTGAGTAAAACAAAGGTAGTTCTTCGATCACCGCATTACGGGAAACCCAGTAATAAACCACGCCATCAATAATGATTTCTTTCGCCCAAGCAGGAGCTTGATTCAGTAAATCAAATAATGCTCCTTGATTAGCATTTAAGTTCCATTCAAGGCATTTTGCATTGTTGATGTAAGTGCTAAATCTCATTTCGCACACTCCATAAAATACTGCTTCACTTTCTTGCCATTCGGCACTGTAATAAATACGCTTTGAATATCGTGACCACGGTCACGCAAATCTTTAATGCGAGCGGATAAACGCAAGCAGCCGAAATCGTCTAACGCAGAAAGCGAAGTAATACGACCGCCATTTTGAAGATGTGCCAAAATTCTTGCATTTTGGGTTTGACTTGATTTTTCGTTTGGGTTAAGATATTATCCAATACATATAGGAAACCTCCTTAGTAATTAGCCACCGTTACAGCGGTGGTTTTTTATTGCCTAACGTTTGCTATACAGCTCAATGGTTGCTGTAATCACCTTTGCCGTTGCACATTGCGAACGGTTTAATAGCTTACTTAATACCTCAGCCTCGGCTTGAGTAACCTCACCGTCCGCCAATGCCTTTTCCAGCTCTGCAAATAACAAGCCTCGTTTCGCAAGCTCGTGTAACTGCAGTTCAGAAAGTTCCTCCGCATCTAGCTCGTCTGCATTCGGCACACAAAACGCCACCTTGCCAAGCTGACGATTAATTTCATCACTCCAATGGCTTACGCCAAATTCCTGCTCAATCGCAATCAGCTCTTCGTCCTTAAAGCGTTGTCCTTTGGTTTGGTATAAGCGGTTGTTTAGCTCGCTCTCAGTAAATCCAAGAAAGCCGGCTACAGCCGATTTACCACCGGTGCAACTCTCGATCATCTCGATAATCGTCTGTTTCATCGTCATAATTTCCTATCGTTTTTTGTGGTTTTCATTCTCAGCCAAAAGCCTAAACTAACCTTCAAGCACCGGGTATAAATCCGCTGGCTTGCAGTTTAGGGCTTCAGCAAGTTTTTTAATCGTGGCTAGATTGGGTTCTCGTAAGCCTCTTTCGTAGAATCCAATAGCACCAGTGGTAACACCAATTACAGACGCTAATTCTTGTTGAGATAACCCTATAGCCCGCCGGAATTGTCTAATTTTATTCATAAATTAAAACCTCTTAATGTGTAATAATACATTTGGTGTTATTTATTGTAAAGAGGAGATAACTTATTTACTGGTTTTATGAGGTAAAATGCACCTATGAAAGAGAAATGGAATGACATTGTTAAACGTCGAATTAAAGAGCTGGATATTCATCGAACTGTTTTTGCAGAGCGAGTGGGAGTTTCATCTTCTGGTTTAGGAAGTTGGTTAAATGAAAGTAGAGTGCCAAACCTCGACCAAATAGCCAAAATGCTTTACTTAGTAGGTATTGATAGCGTAACACTACATAGTGCAGACTGTTTAATGTCTGTAAGAGAAAGCTATAAACTCAATAAAATTGAAGGTGTGCCGGTAAAAGGCTCACTCGCTTTCGGCTTCCCAGAAATGGGAAACGCCGTAGAAAAGGCGACACTCAAAACCGCTGAGCAAAAACAATTTATTGATTTTAGAGCCTCTTCCCCTCGTTCAGAGGCTTATCAAATTTTAGGCACGGCTCTCAGTCCTCGCATTCGCCGCAATGAATTTGTGGTGATCGATCCAAATAAAAAACCACTCGAAACAGACGAAGTGCTGGTGTATTTCAAAGAAACGGAAGAATATGCAATCAAACGTTTAGTCGAACTAGCGAAAAAAGAGGGCGACCCCGTTTTCTTAGCCGACCTGAATCAAGATATGTTGCGTATGGCTGTTGAGGAAGATGCAATCACAATGTATCGAATCGAAGGCTTTGCGAAAGAGAGTAAGGTGATTCGGTAATGAAATGGTATGAGTTCGCCGAGCAGCAGAGGAAAATATGCGGACTTACCCAAGTAGAGCTGGGGGATAAATTAAACGTTGAGCAAGGCACTGTTGGAAATTGGTTAAATGGACGACGTGAGCCTGAACTAGCAACCATATTGAAAATTTTCCACGCATTAGGCATAACTCAAGTTACCTTTAATTCAGATAGCCAAATAGTCGATATACAAAGTAAACAAAGAATACACTGGTATGAATTAGCTGAACAGCGACGTAAAAACCTAGGGCTTTCACAAGCTGAGTTGGCAGATGAATTTGAGGTTTCTCAAGCAACGGTTGGGAACTGGCTTAGTAACCGTAGAGAAGCGGATATTTACACTATTGCTAAATTATTGGAGCGATTAGGGATTGTCGATGTGGTATTACATACCGACGCCACAATTTCTTTGACCTCAGGTATTTTTGATACAAATGCACCACAACTCAAAGTCAGTGCCGCCTTAAAATTTAGGGGGCAGGACATCGGGGAGAAATTAACGCTAGAAGACGAATTGTCACTACATTACTTCTCTCAAGATGTGCGTGCCTATGCAGTACGGATTGATAGCGAAAAACTCGAGCCTCGCATTGTGAGTGGCGAATATATCGTGATAGAGCCAGGGGCAAAGCTCCAAAGCTATGATGAAGTGTTGATTAAACTCAAAGACGGCAGATATATGATTAGGGTATTACTCACCGGTAGAAATAAAGAATGGCGATATGCTGATCCTAATACAATGCAACAAGATACCGATTTTGACCCAAGCCAAATTGAAACAATGGAATACATAGCTGCAATTATTAAACCGCCAAGAGGTTAAAACAAATAAAAAGGAAGAATTATGTCTATTATTCTTAATGAATATGAACGTTATTTAATTGAATGTGAGCTTACCTTAACGCCATTCCCGGAAGATGCCGAAGGAGCAATCACAATGGATGATCTCATTAACCCATTGCTACAGATAAAGACGAGCGATGTTTATTTGAGAAATCACGAAACATCTTCGTTTAGCATCGTAAAATCAAAAATGATTGAAGATCGCTATTTAATGCTTCTCATACAAGCTGCGAATGGTAGAGCATCTGACCCTGCATTTTCAAAGCTAAAAACAGGCGAGAGTCGAACAGTGCATAAAGAAATCGATGAGGGTGTTGCAGTATCAGTTCATTTAATGATTGATACTCAAGCAAGGGATAAATTATTCCCCAATAAATATCTTGCCATACTCGAAGAAATTCCCGGGCTAACAAGAGGCGTAGTTGCTGAAATCTTAACGCACTTCACAAAGGGGTTAAATTTTAGTTTTGTTCGTAAAAGTAATGGCAATAGCATTGGATGTCGTCCTATTTTCAAACTGGATTTTTATGCCTCTCAAACCTTTGAGGAGTCTTTTAAAAATGGCTATTTATGCTCAATTACAGCAACTCGCTCGACAAGACTTAAAGGAATGGATGTCAATGGTGCCGAAGTGGTTGAGGAGCATAAACTGGTAATTAAACCAAAACGAACTACTAAAGAGTTAGCTTTACAAACTTTAGCCAAAGCAAGCCAATTATTTAAAGACAAAGGGTATTCTAAACTAAAAATAGTCCGCTCAGAAAATAGCCGCAAAACATCAACTGACTACGATATACCTGACAATCTAGATAATTATGATAATGCTGTACAAGATTTATCACAGGCAACATTTGCTAAAAAACATAGGGTAAAACTTGCCGCCAAGATCAGTTCGTGTCAAAATAACTTCCACACTGACCTAGAAAATAAAATGCTCTCTCTTATAAAGGAGAGCTAGCAAGGATAAAATTATGTCATTTGTATTGCATAAGATACTCACTCCAATGAGGTATTTGAAAATATCTCATAAAGAGAAATTGTTATTTGATTATATCTTACCGGCAATATGTGCAGCGCTGTTTATTGTCATTAACGAGTTTTTATTGCCCTACCCTCTTAAATTTTTAGGAGATAACAGTATAGTGTCGGTAGTAAATGGCATATTGCAAATGTTGTCCGGTTTTTATATTGCATCACTCGCAGCGATTGCAACATTTAATCGGCCAGAAATTGATGAGGTAATGCTAAATGCTCCAAGACTCAATAACAGAAAAGTTACTCGCAGAATTTTTCTAACACATCTTTTTGGGTACTTAGCATTTATGAGTATTCTCACCTACTTTATCGGTGGGTTCGCTCAAATTTCACAAGACAATATAGTATTACTGACAAGCTATAATTTTTATCCAATTATTAACTACCTAGCAATGGGATTATACTCTTTCATTATGTTTAATCTTGTTTTTGTAACGCTACTAGGATTATTCTTTATGATAGACCGCATTCATCACGATTAACGATAAAGCCCGCTATCAGCGGGCTTTTTCTTATCTCAACCCCAAATACACAAAATCCATTATTCCTTTTAACTCGATAACTTCCGGCACTTGGTAAAGACTCATTTCCTCCACATAGTCCCGATACCGCTCTGCTGAGCGTTCAAAACTCTCATAAGGCGTATGGGTGTATATTTAGGTTCATCTTGGCAATCGCCACATCATAGGCGGTATAATCTTGTTTGATGATTGCCTTTACATCAGCCTCATTACAATCGCAATAATGCGAAATTTGCTCTAATTTTGCCTTGTTACGCTCTACCCACCACTTCATTCGCTCAATGCCACGCACTTTAAACAGCAGGATAATCATCTTTTCTGTAATAGCAAAATCTTTCGGTAACTGGCGGTGTAATGTAATTAATACCAGCAAACGGAAACGTGGTGGTAAAAGCTGAAATAATGCCATTGCAACAGGGTTATTGCCAAATTTAAATCGTTGGAAATATCCAATGAAGAAACTAGCGTAAATTTTTGCCAAACAGAAAATTGCTTGGCTTACTTGAAATGATGAAATAGTGCCGGTATAAAGCGTATGAGTAGCAGAATTACCTAAATCACGGATATACTCAACCGCTTGCACTACCGAGCAATGGTAGGAACTTTTAAGCCGATATTCGGCTAAAAAACGGGTTACTTTCTTGTCTCCCAATGTTAAACGCTCACTCGCCTCAATTTTAAGCATTGCCCTAACCAGAATCTCGGTATATTGCCTTATTAAGGCTACCTTGCCACGGTTAGATAGGCCCTGAGCATAAAAAATATCATTGACTAAATCGCTCGCAAGAGACTGATAAATATCATTAAACTTTTTATCCATTTTTCATTCCTAAAATGTGATATTAATCACAGACAACAAAACTCATTTACGCTATTTTACCACCGTTAAGACATAAACTGTACTAAAAACAAGCCGGTTCACACAATGTCGCTGAACGCAGCGATTTGTTTTTAGAATAACGGAGTACATTATGTCAAACACAATTCAAACTTTACCTCAAACCACCAGCTCAACTGCCGAATGCTTATCCACCGCAGAAATGAGCCTCTTGGTTCGCCTGTTAAAATTAGCTCGCACGCAACACGAGCTTATTGCAACAGCCCTACCGGCATTGCAACAACTGCAAAGCCCATTAGCAGAACAAGCCGAGGCAACCACTCAACAAGCGGCAATACTCCGCCTTGTTGAAGAAACTTTGCTTGCTCTCTACCCCACTATTCAAGACTTCGAACTCAAACAACAAATCTTTGAATGGTTCAACTCATAATAATAAGCCCCGTAAGGGGCTTTTCATCCTTGCCGCTCAAAAAACAAGCAATTAATACATTTTGTGCGTGCTTTAACTCTATTTGCATTGATTTATGTTTAACACATATTGTATTATTACCCCATCAAAACGAGCTACGGCTCAATGCTCTTTAACAATCTAGACAAAACCGCTTTAAGACTAATGGTGAAAGGTAGGAAGACGAAAGTCGGAGGCAGCCCTTAAAACGCCCACTACTTCAAAGCGTTATGCCCTTTGGTGCAAGCAAAGGAATACAAGCATATACCCTTATAGCGGTTTAGGTGAAATCTGGGCGTGTACATTGAGACACAAGGGAGTAACCGAAATTCAAATTGTGCAAACGCAGCTCTAAAATTGCGTGACAGCTCGGAGAGACGGCATTTCAAATTCCAAAGCATATTTGAGAAAGTGTGTTTTGGAATATTAATAACAGGAGAACAAAATGAGTAATCAGGAATTTGTTAAATTAGACAGCGTTGAACCTTCAACGATTGATGAATTACAGAAAGAAGATATTAGGCAGGCAATATTAAAATCCGTCTCTATAACGCCATATTATGTGGGGCTGGAAATAGCGGTTTGCCAAGCAATATCAGCCATCAATAAATTTAGTGATGGCTGTATTACAGAAGAGCTTTTAGATACGAAAAATGGTGATAAATACCGAAAAAATAACTAATCAATAACACCAAAGTGATTTCATTTTTTCGGCATTAGCCCTAGATGTTGCCCAAGTATTATATTCCTCGAAGTTGTGGCAAACAAGAGGACTTGGCCCGGTGGCTCACAAGTATAAAAAAGAGCCACCATCTCTAACAGCTCTCAACAAAGAGTGAGACAAATAACCCCGTTTTAGTTTTAATGTTTTCTAAAGTCGGCGTTAGGCAGCGAAACGAATGTACTAGAGAGTTGTTAGAGATGGTGAAAGCCATCCTCCTTAGATTGAAGTAAACCCTGCCGTTGGGGTTAAGCAACGGTACTTTGACCGCATAGTTCAGTGGATAGAGCAGCTGCCTTCTAAGCAGTGGGTCGAGAGTTCGAATCTCTCTGCGGTCGCCATCCAAAACCGCTTTACGCACATCATCGATGACGGGCCTACGAAGTGGAAACCTACCGTGTAGAGCGGTTTTGAATGGCTAATAAAACAATGTGAGGTATCAAATGCTTATTAAGTTAAAAAGCCCTGAACAAGCAGGGCAAGAAGAAATCTGGGAAGTTAGCGATGATTGGATTGCTCCTCAAGAATTAAATCCGCCATCAGAAACATCTCCTTAATATAACGCCTGTAGAGTTGCTCAAGCTGTAAAACATTTCCTTGTTGAGCTTGAGCCTCAATCCAAAGCTCTTGAATTTTTTCTTTTGGCAAAACTTGCGTTGCTAATTGCAATGCTTGAAATTTCGTTAATTTATCCATTGTAAAGCTCCTTCGTTGAGTGGTTAAAAATTGTAACTGTCACTTGCGATCATATCACGAAGCAAAGGAGCTTCCCAATGGTTAAAATGTTTGACACCGCCCCCAATTCACGCTATTATCTCCGCACTTTCAACAGAAAGTCGGGATTGGTCTCCCGAATATCTGGCGGTAGAGAATAGCCGCATACAAGCGGTTTTTTTGTACCCAAAATTTGCAAAAAAACTTTTCAATAAATTTATTGAAAAGCCCCAATGATGGGCTAGGCGGGAGATCGCAAGATCGCCGTTCGCTAGATTCGGTAAGACCAATTCTGCTTAGCTCATCACCAATGATTGGTCTCTGCGGTGATGATTGTTTTAAAAATCAATCTAGCAGGTGTCAAAATGACAAATTCAAGTCTAATTACCGTTTTCAACGGTTCAATCTCTAATCAAACTGTTCAACTTGCCAATGCTCGTGATCTTCATTCTTTCCTTGAGAGCAGTCAAGATTTCTCCAATTGGATTTCAAACCGCATTTCTGAATATGGTTTTATTCAAGATGAAGATTACATTACTCTTGAAATAAAAACTCGTGGCAGACCACGCAAGGAATACCATATCACCCTTGATATGGGCAAAGAACTCGCAATGGTGGAACGCAACGAAAAAGCCGCAAATACTTCATCGAATGCGAACGCAAGATGAAAGAGCTTTTGCAAAATAATCAACAAATCGCACCGCTTGCCTTGCCGGAAAAACCTCGCAAAATTCAAGGCACAACCCGAGCAGCAGAGGGTGAATATCTCTACACCAGAGAATTTTCCGCAATGGAAATCGACCACCTAGCCAAACTTTGGGACATCGCCGAAGAACAGCACAAATTCATCGAAAGTCTCACGCCATTGTTTGAGACAATGCAGTCTGAACAATGGTTTAAAAAGCATAGCAGAGCATTAAACTGCTTTAACCACCACAACTATTCCTATCATATCCTCAGTGAAATCTGCGAGGACGTTGAGGAATGGACAGGCATTATGCCTTCCATTCGTGCCGTAAAAATGAAAGGAAAATATTACAGCCGATTCTAATTCTCCTTTCCCCTCCGCAACTCACTTTGCGTAATCACTCCGTAATTCCTGCGGAGGGGCTTTTTACACCTAAAATTCAGATTTTTGACTAAAAAAGGAACGATATTATGCCAACCTTTATGCAATTTACCATAGGCCGACAAGCCCTACGAGCTGAATTACTTAACCTTGAGCAACGCAAACAGAAGCAAGACGGAATACTTGAGGTGATTGAGTATCGTATTAGCCAAATCAAGGAGTTACTGAAATGAAACGCAATAAAGTAGAAAGCTATACTATCCGCTTATTAAAAAATAATCATACAAAACGCTACTTCGGAGAAGTTATATTAAACGGCATAAAAGAAATCAGCGCGGCAGAGATGATGTCTGAAATTAACGCTATTAAGGCATTAAATAAGCGTATTGAAGCTCTGAATAAAACCAAAGCCGTTAATTTGCCTAATTATCCTGAAATCAGGGGTCATCAGCCTATTATGTACAATTACAATTTTGAACAAATTGAGGAAGATCCTGAACAGGTTAAGCCTAAACCATCAAAACCAAAACGCAAGCCATTCATACCTTATGGGCTAAACGGCTACTTTGTGGATAGCAATGGTAATATTCGCTTACATCTAGACAGACGAGCAAGTGCCGAAACAATTACCCTTGAAACTGATTTCTTCAACGCTCTTGCCGAAATGGTAAAACGTACACAAGAGGCAAACAATGCTAAACATGCTTAGACAATGGATTAAATACGGCTTATACGCCCTGCTTTTTATGGTTGCCATCACCCTCCTAATGCAATGCAGCGAGGGCGAAGAGCTTATCCCTGAAAGCACCTGCAAGCCTGAAATTTAAAGTAACGGAGAAAGTGTGATGATAGGCTACGAAAAAAGCAAACAATCTCTTGATAAAACTATTGATAGTTTAACCGCTCAACTGTCGCAAGTTCGCACAATGCAACTTACGCTTGCCAAAGAGCATATCAAAAACGCCTTGAAATGCGTTGAGTTGCACGAGCTTATCGAGCTTGCCAATGACATCTACGCCGAGCAGTTCGCACAAGGCGCAATTGACACTTACCACACTACTCAACAACAGGAGAAAATCAATGAAACTCTACAAAATTAGCGAAAACTACCGCAACGTTGTCGACTTACTCACCAGTCCTGAGTTGGCTGAAAACCCCGATGTTATCGGCGCATTGGAGGCGATTGAAGATGAATTCAACAATAAAGCAGTGAATACTGTTAAAGCGATTAAGATTGCGGAAGGAGATATTGAAACCATCGACAACGAAATCAAACGCCTACAGACGATGAAGAAAGTCCGCCAAAACGCTCTTGATAGGGTGAAAGACTACCTCAAACGCAATATGGCAGACACAGGTATTTTCAAAATCGAAAGCCCGCTGTTCAAAATCAGCTACGCCGAACGTCAAAATGCGGCAGTTGAGCTAGATGAAGCGTTATTTCTCGCCAACAACCTGAACGAAGATTTGGTTACAATCAAAATCACACCAAGCAAAACGGCAATCAAAAAAGCCCTTGAAGCCGGTGAGCAGATTATCGGGGCGAAACTGGTGGATAGTCAGGTTTTGACGATTAGATAATTGACAACCGCCAAACTTCGGATTAAGATAACCGCACTTTCAACAGAAAGTCAGCATTGGCGTGCTGGAATGTCAAAATGGCGGTATGAATAATCACCGCAATAATGCGGTTTTTTTATACCTGAAAACCAGCAAAATCAACCTTTAATAAAGGTATGGGCAATTTGCCCCACCCTTTTAAAGTAGTCTATGATGAGCTAGGTAGTGGGTCGAAAGACCACCGCGACTTTTAGTCATTTTGACAGCGGTACGCCAACTCTGCCTAGTTCATCACCAATAAATTGGCGTTTATTCGTGATGAGTTTGATTAACTCTAAATGAGAAAAACGAAAAATGACTACATTAACATTTCAAAACACCACACTTTCGGTTATCAATCAACGCAATCAAACTTTCGTATCTTCAAAAGATCTTGGTTTAGCATTAGCCTATAAAAATCCAACAAGTGACATTATGCGGATCTACGACCGCAACGCAGACGAATTTACCCCCGAAATGACCGCCCTCATCGAAATGCAGACAAACGGCGGAAAACAACAAGTGCGTATTTTCAGCCTGCGTGGTGCTCACTTAATCGCAATGTTCGCCCGCACCAAAGTCGCCAAAGACTTCCGCAAATGGGTGCTGGATATTTTAGATAAAGAAGTTTTGCAAAATAATCAACAAATCGCACCGCTTGCAGAGCCAACAATCACTGCCGAAGAACAGAATATGCTACAAAATGCGGTGAAAGCCACGCACGAACGCACCAAGCTCAGCTACGGTGAAATTTGGGCAAGAACCAAAAACAAATTCAGGGTGGCTGAGTACAAGCAAATCAAACGTAGCGATTTACGAGATGCTCTGATTTATGTAGCCAGTATGCAACCCGATTTTCTCACACAACCAAAACAGACAATCAATGTGGATTGGTTCAATATGATGAACTTCGCCTTGCTACTGAAACAATACCACCGTTTCACCAAAGATTTACCGCATATCCACACCTACTTGTCGGCACTGCCCGAGCATAGTGCAATGGCAGGATTGCTGAAAAATCACCTGACCGAAATGAAGAATAACGACCGGTTATTCACCGACAGTATTTTGTCGCTCTCTGAAATCTCGAACCATTTCCTACCGCAAGACCAATGGAAAAGCCTAATGCGGATTTTTAGCGAAATGATTGTGGAGTAATCCCCAAAGCCCCCCCTGACTGCTATTTCTACGGAAATTCGGCAGGGGTTTCTTACACCCAAATTCAGAGAAACAGACGATGAAATACGCAAAAATTATTCTATTTTTAACCGCCTTTGCAGTTGCTGCCGACCATTTAGAGTTACGCAACGACTGCGATGGCAAACCATGCACTATCGCACAGCGATAATGCCTCCCTGAACCCTGCCCGTGCAGGGTTTATTTTTATCCACTCTCAATAGGAGAAACGAAATGACAGAAGAAGACAAAGAATATCTTCAAACTAAAATTGAAAACGAAGGTTTTGAATACGCTTTCGTCAGTTATAGTGACTTTGAAGAAGTCCAAGATGAAAAATTCCACGGGCTTCGCAAGGCTTATTTAAAAGCTCGAAGTGAGTTAGCGGAATATATTGATATTGAAGATTAACCACTGATGAACTGTTCATTGAACAAATGAACACTTGACAACCGCTTGTAGAACTTGTTCCGCAAGCGGTTATTTTTTGGAGGAAAAATGCACATAGAAGACAAAATCGCTTGGTGGCTTGCCAATGGAGAGACAGGGGTAAGCAGTAAAACAATGGCTTTTTACCTTGGTTACGGAATAAGACCAAAAATAGAAGGCTACCCACACGATGTATCGGATTTCAGGCGTTGCTTTCTGTTGTTGGAGACAGTCCCTTTTTTGCGAAATAGGATTGAAAAAATGGCTGAACTTGGGAAAGTTTGGGCTGCACTTGCAAAAGAATGGCACACATTAGAGGCTCTCTACAACGAAGAGGAAGGTCAAATAAGATGCCCCAAAACCTATGCTAAGTTGAGAGAAATCCTAGAAGCCAACGAAGAAAATGTTGTCCGTATTGGGAATTTGAGTATTTCGATAGGATAGGTAAAAAATGCAAAAATTCACCTACGGCTCAATTTGTAGCGGTATCGAAGCCGCAAGTGTAGCGTGGCACGACATCGGTACGCCGTTATGGTTCAGCGAGATTGAGCCGTTTCCGTGTGCAGTACTTGCTCACCGTTTCCCCGATGTGCCGAACTTGGGCGATATGATCGCCCTACCTGAAAAAATCCTCAATCGTGAAATTCCTGCTCCTGATGTATTGGTTGGGGGAACCCCATGTCAAGCATTTAGTATGGCGGGCAAGCGAGAGAGTTTAGACAATGATAGAGGGAATTTAACCCTTGCACTCATTCACATTTTAGAGGCTATTGATTATGTCAGACAACAAAACGGACAACCACCCTGCGTCCTCGTGTGGGAAAACGTACCCGGTGTGCTATCCACCAAGGACAACGCATTCGGACACTTTTTGGCTGGACTGGTTCAAGAGCGTGAGCCATTACAACCGGCAGCCTCTAAATGAGGGGTTTATTTGGAGAGAATATGGAACAACCGACTGAATTTTTAACGAAAGACGAACTTACTGATTTAACAGGCTATCGTCAAAAGAAAAGGCAAATCGAATGGTTGAGGGAGCGTCACTATATAATTCAAGATGAAAACAAGTATAAGCCATTAGTGCTATACAAAGATGTCTATGGGTACCCCCGCCAACAATATCCAGAAGCTCAATCCACTGGGAAATGGAAATCACCTGCTTATTTAATGGGAGTGAAAAATGGGAAGACCACGCAAACAACAGAATCGCTACTTACCTGA